AATGCTGGTACATTCTTTTTCCTCCTTCCTGTTTGATATGGATAAGTGTGGACAACTACCATAATTCGACAGGAAACGAGAATTTCCTTCGGGGGGGGTGACCACGTTGAGCAAGCACGATCAAAAGCGTAAGGAGAAGGCGATCAAAACGCTCGAAAAGGCGCTAGAGCAGCTCAAAACAGCGATCGTTTACTTGACAGTCCAGGAGCCGATGCCTGTCGATGAGATCTACAAGCTTGAAGACGCTCATGAGCATGTATGTATAGCGCTAGAGCACTTGGGTGTATCCGTGGAAGGAGGTGACGAATAACCATGAGCGTAACAGGACGGGTCTGGATGGCTCTGACGCAGATCGAGAGACTAGCGATGCTGGAGTTTGCCAGCGAGCAGAACAAGAGGAGATGGAGGCGGTGATCATGTCAGAAGTATTTTGGATCGGCGAGGTCTGTGACGCGGATCGGCGCGCCAAGCTCATCACGAAAGAAGCGCGAGAGTGGTTTGCGACGCGGACGATCGAGCAGGCGATTATCTCGCATCAGGAAAAAACCACCGCGGCAACGGTGGCTGAAGAATGACATATTATTAGCCCTATCTTACCACATAGGGCAAGGGAGGTAAAGAATGACCAAGAAAGCAACCGGCATTGTGCGCAAGGTAGACGAGCTTGGTAGGATAGTCCTGCCGAAAGAGCTGCGTCGTGTATACGGCATCAACCCTAACGACTCGGTCGAGATCTTTGTCACAGGCGAGGAGATCATCCTGCGTAAGTATCAGCCTGTAGGCGGCTGCACGCTGTGCGGCTCGATCGCTGACAAGTATGCGGAGCTCGGCGATAAGAGGATCTGCCCGGGGTGTGCGGGGTTGATCGTGGAGAGGTTTCGGTCATGATCAACGGCGCGATCTGGATTAATGGCCGTCACGAGATTATCCGAGATGCTGAAGATCTCGTCCAGCTGATTCGTGAGCACGTGGGTGATGATGTTGCCAGGATGGTCCAGACGCTTGCGGATATGACCGACAAGGCCACACATCTAGCCGAGACAGATTTTGCAGCTTACGAACGGGCATTGGACGGCGCGATAGCAACGATGCGAGAGATCGATGAGACGGTAGATCTGATCCGAAGCGAGTTAGATGAGCATCGAATAGATCGAGCTGTGATACGCGACATGCTGAATGACATTGAACGATTGGTAGGTGAGCATCTTTGAGCAAAGTTCGTGATCTGGAAGCGGATCTCGCAATTTGCGAAGCGGCGACGCAGGGACCCTATCGAATTGAGCCTTGTGAGTGTGGTAGGTGCGACACGTATTTCATCGACGTAACCATGAGTGATGGCCGGCTCTCAAAAGCGGATGCGAGATTCATCACCGAAGCCCGCACCGGCTGGCCGTATGCGATCCGGCGAGTGATGGAACTGGAGAAGGAGCTTGAGCGTGTCCGAAACGAGCGCGATTTTTGGGATCGGAACGAATATGCCCTCGGACTGAAGGTGGAGCAGTTGGAAAAAGAGCTGGAGCAGCGAGAAGCCGAGATCGACCGACTCCGGAACGAGCTGAACATCCTGCAGGAGCAACTGGAGCAGAGATGCGCTCAGGTGTAACATTATTTGCTCATCAAAGTACGATCATTGCAAATGCCGAAGAGCGGATTCGGCGCGGGCTGCCATTCTATGCGATCTTCGCCGAGCAAGGGACATCCAAGACTTTGACAATGCTGGTACTTGCGCTGCGCTTATACAAGGTCGGGGAGATTCGACACGCATTGGTCGTATGTCCAAATTCAGTGAGGGGGAGTTGGAGCCGAGACATAGATCGGTTCTTCTCCCCGATTGAAAGACGCCTGTTTGATCGCTTCCTGACCGTCACCACCTATGACTTGATCTGGCGCCGGCCGGAGCTGGACCGGGAATGGGACATGATCGTTCTGGACGAGTCCCATTTCATCAAAAATCGCACCAGTAACCGTTACCGGGGCCAGGTCAAGACGGTCGACGGTAAGCGCCGCCGGGTCACGAACGGGATCCAGCAGATCAGCAGGCGGTCAAAATACCGTTACATCTTGACTGGCACACCTATCGGCAATAGTCGTTGGGAAGAGATTTGGACGCAATTCAACTTCCTCGACCCAGAAATCTTCGGTCCTTATTCGCACTTCGAAAAACGTTACTGCATCCTAGGTAAGTACTACAAGCCTGTTGCTTACAAAAACGTTGAGGAACTCAAGTCTATCATCGCCGAGCACAGCATCTGGATCCGTAAGGCTGATTGCATGGATTTGCCGGACAAACTGCCGCCGGAGCGCCTGACTCTGGAGCTACAGGAGAAGAAGCTCTACAAAGAAATGCTCCAGAACTACATCGCGGAACTGGACATCGAAGCGAAAAATCCGCTAGCGCGCATGGTCAAACTCCGACAGATGTGCAGCGGGCACATCAAAGACGATTCCGGTGAAGTTCACCGGCTGAAATGCGAGAAGCCAGCGGCGCTGAATGAGTTTCTGGAGAACTGGGACAAAAAGTTGGTCATCTTTGCTCAATTTGAGCAGTCAATCGCAGATATCGAGAAGGTCCTACAAAAACGGAAGATCAATTACGTCACACTCGACGGTCGACAGAAAGACAAGCAGATCTGGAAGAGATTTCAGACGGAGAAGGACGTGCAGGCCATTGTTTGCCAGTATCAGACGGCTGCGGCCGGCATCGATCTCTTCGCAGCAGACACCATGATTTTCTACGAGCCCACGCTCAGCAGCCAGACGTTTGAACAGGCTTGTGACCGGATCCACCGCGCCGGGCAGACCCAGAAATGCAGTTACATCCTGTTTGAGACGGCAGGAACGGTTGAGGTCAAAATCTGGGATGCTCTTATGCGTCACCGGGATTTCAACGAAACTGAGTTGTACGACTTTGTTGGGGAGGTGAGAGGTTGAAAATATGGATTTACGACTGTGAAGTTTTCGCCCATGACTGGATCATCGTTGCTAAGCGCCCTGATTCCGACGAGCGACACATCTGGCACAACGACAATTACGGCGTCGCGTCCTGGATCGACCGGGAGCAGCCGGTGCTCGGCGGTTATAACGTCAAGCATTACGACCAGTGGATTCTCAAGGCGATCTACCACGGGGCGAGCCCGGAGACGGTCAAGGAGCTAAACGATTTCATCTTCGCCGGCAATGAGGGGTGGAATTTCGAGTTTCTTAATCGTAAGTCGACTCCGGCTGTTCAATTCGATCTCATGGACGATATCCCGGTACCGCTCCGATTAAAAGAGATCGAAGGGAATCTCGGGATGGATATCGAGGAGAGCAGTGTTTCATTCGATCTCGATCGGCCTCTGACCGAACAAGAACTTGAAGAGGTTGTCCGCTACTGCTGCCACGACGTGGACGCGGCGATCCGGCTTTATCACGAGCGCAAGGACTACCTGCAATCCAAGGTCTCCGTCGGCGAGATGTGCGGACTTACCGCAGCTGAGAGCATGCGCTTGACCAATGCCAAGCTTACAGCTGAGTTTCTGGGAGCGGAGATGCCGCTGAGCAAATGGCAGGATCAGAACATCTATGAGTTCCCCGACAACTTGATCATTGCGAAATATCCAGGAGTCATCGAGTTCTTTGCCGATGTGGACCCGGAACGCAAGAGGAAACTCGAAATCGAGATAGCCGGCGTGCCGCACACGGTCGCATGGGGCGGCCTGCACGGCGCTCGGGAGTGTTACCGGGAGGAGCGGGCCGAAACTCGCCGAATCTCCAGCCGGGACGTGACCAGCTATTATCCGTCCTTAATGATCGTCAACGGCTACATGAGCCGGAACGTCCCAGATCCGGACGAGTACAAGCGCGTCTATGAACGGCGGCTGGCGGCGAAAAAGGCCGGCGACAAGGCGACCGCAGACGCGCTCAAGCTGGTCCTCAATACCACCTACGGCGCGATGAACAACCAATATAACAAGCTGTATGACCCGCGGATGGCGCTTGCTGTGTGCGTCTCCGGCCAACTGTATCTGATCGATCTGATCGAAAAGCTGGAGGACGTACCGACGTTCCGGCTCATCCAGTCCAACACCGACGGACTCATTATCTCCTACGACACCAAATATGAATCCCAGATCGACGCAGTTATTGACGATTGGAGCAAGCGGACTGGCTTCGGGATGGAGGCGACAGACGTCGAGAAGATCGTGCAGAAGGATGTCAATAACTACGTCATGCGCACGACAGACGGCAAGGTTAAGGTGAAAGGCGGATACGTCGCTAACTATGAAGGTGGCGACTGGATGAACCGCAGCTTGGTCATTGTAGCCAAGGCGATCGTGGCGAATCTATTGGACGGTACACCGCCTGAGGAGACGATCAACGCCTGCAATGACATGGAGCAGTTCCAGATCGTGTGCAAGGCGGGTAGCACTTATGACAAGGTAATTTGGATCTCAAATGGTAATGAGGTCGAGGTCCAAAACGTCAACCGGGTATTTGCCTCAATCAATAAGGATTCCGGTACTTTGTATAAGGTGAAACTCCCGAAAGCCGAGGGCGAGAAGGAGCGGCGGGATAAGATCGCCAACTTGCCAGAACACTGCTTCATCGCAAATAGAGCAGGGTACGCGATGGCGATGGTGGACAAGCAGTTCTATATCGATCTCGCGCAGAAGCGCATCAACGATTACCTGGGCATGAAGCCCGAGAAACCCAAGAAGGAGAGGAAGACGAAGATGGCAACCACCAAAACGAAGGATACGCAACAATCGGCGCCAAAGGGACTTGCTGCGAAGCTAATGAAGCTCCGGGAGGTTATGAACAGCTATTCCTGGGAGAAGGATGGCAAGAATCGCCACCAATCTTATGAGTACATCACCGAGCGTCAATACAAGAACAACTTCAAAACTGCGCTTGCAGCCGCCGGACTAGATTTCAAGAGCTCGATGCTCGAATACCACTTCATTCCGTCGATCAGCGACAAAATGAACATGGTCATCGCTAAATTCCAGTTCGAGATCATCGACCGCGAAACGGATGAGCGTGAAGTTTACCCGGCATACGGCACTGGCGCTGACATGGGCGACAAAGGGATGTACAAAGCATACACCGGCGCGATCAAGTATTTTCTGGCCAACAACTTCCTTGTTGCCGAGGGCAACGATCCGGAGGGTGACGAGGAAGAGATGCGAGACATCAAGCCGAAGTATACGCCACCGGAGCGCCGTGAAGAGATCCGCGACGCCATCACCAATCAGGACGACCCGGCCACGGAGGAGCAACTCGAAGCGATCGCCCTGGGCATCGAGGCGCTCCAAGAGGCTGGACTGGATGAAGAAGTCATTACTGGATTTGCTGAGGCTCTTCAATCCGACCTAAGCAAGAAGGACGCTGAGCAACTGCTCGACGCGATCACGGAGTTGGTGCCAGCATGAAAATCGACCTGCAAACCAAAACGATCACGCTGCCGGAGAAGCCGAAGCGGATCAAGAAAATCACCGGCACGCGGCTGGCCCCGATTCTGGGGCTCAGCCCGTGGTCGACGGAGTTCGAAGTCTGGTGCGACATGACCGGCGTCTACAAAAAGCCGTTCGAGGAGACGATCTACACGGCTGCTGGAAAGATCATCGAACCGAAAGTGATTGCATACCTCAATAAACGGTACGCCTTCGGCAAGCTTCAGACTCCGGCGCAGTATTTCGGCGGCGACAAGCGGTTCGAATGGGACCACTTTCCGGATGATTCGATTTTCGGCGGCCTGTGGGACGCCCGGACGCCGACGGCGATCTGGGAACTCAAGACGACGAAGCGCGTCGAGGACTGGTACAAGGGCGGACAACTCTCGCCGCCGGAGTACTACAAGCTACAGGGCGCGCTGTACGCCTATCTTTCCGAGCTGGATGAGTTCCGGATGGTCCTGACGATTCTCACGGACAAGGACTATGAGGCACCGGAGCGCTTCGAGCCGACGCCGGAAAACACGATTGTCAAAAAGTACAGTGTGTCTGCGGAGTACCCGCATTTCCACGAGCATCTCGATCGGGCGCTGGCGTGGTACGAGCGACACATCAACGGCCTTGTCAGCCCGGTCTGGGACGACAAGAAGGACAAGGAGATCATTCAGGCGCTCACGACTGTACACGTCCCGCGGCCAGCGGCAGGCGAGGAAGGCGATATCGTCGCGGAGCTCATCCGACGGATCGAGCCGTTGCAGCAGAAAATCGATCTCATTTATGAACACGAACTTGCGGAAGACGAGAAGCTGCTGAAGCAACTGAAGGACCAGCTCAAAGCGGAGCTGGAGTCCCGGATGAAAGACAGCGACAAGAAGATTCAAGCTACCGGCAGCCGGTATCTGTTTGAAGTCTCCAAAGCTGCGGCAAGCGGCATCGACACGAACCGGCTAAAAGAAGACGGTCTGTATGACAAATACAAGAAGCAAGGGTTTACTACCAAAATCACAATCAAAAGGAGCGATGTTGTATGAAGCGCAAACTCGTAGAAGGTGGATTCCAACCGATCCCTGCAGGTGAACAAGTCGTCAGAATCAAGGAGATCGACGAGACAGATTATGAGAAATTCGACAAGGTAGTTGTCGTGATCGAGGATGCTGTCGGTCGCACAGCCCGCGTGAACTTCAATTTCGTAAACGGTGACGGTACTCCGAACGAGACGGCCGACTTCGTCTTTACGCGCATGGCACGCGCGGCGCTGGGTGACGAGACGATTGACGAGGTCGACACCACAGAGTTGGTCGGACGGTTTGTCCGCGTCGAGATCCAGCACTCGGAGGGCTCTAAAGGCGGCACGTTCGCGAACGTGAAGCGCTGGATCGGCCCGGGTGAGCCGTTCGAAGTGAAGAAATCCGCCGGATCCACTGCTGCCACGTCGACATCCGGTGAAGCACCGAGGAAGAAAACAGCTGCCGAGATTCTGGCCGAAATGAAGGCCCGGAAGGTCGCCGGTGGAAAATGAGAGAAAAGCAGCTGCAGGACGCTTGCGTGGAATATCTTGAATTACGCGACATTTACCATGTTGTGACGCACGGTAACGCATTCGAGCGCCGCGGCCGACCGGACATCTATCTTTGCTATAAAGGTAAGTTTGTAGGCATCGAGCTGAAGAAGGGGGCGGGCGATAAGCCCACCCCCCTGCAGCTCAAACATTTGAGGGAGATTACAGCAAGCGGAGGTGTGAGCGCGTGGCTCACGAGTCTGGACGAACTGAAAGACCTGCTATCCTCAATCGATTCGACAGCTATCTGAAGCTCCGGGAGGACAAAGCGCCGATCAGCTGGGACACGTACCCAGCTGACAAACTCACTGCCTGGCCGAACATCGGCTTACCTATTCCGGACCCTTACGTCGCCGTAGACATCGACGACGCCGAGCAAGCCGAAAAACTCACACGGCTGGTGCTCGAGGAAGGCATCAAGTGTCAGATCATGCAGACGTCCCGCGGCAGGCACTTTTGGTTCGCGACGGCCGAGCCCGTCAAGAACAGCGTGAAGACGACCACCGGGATCGGGCTTGTGGTCGATTACCGCTCCTGGGGCAAGCAGTCTCAGGTATGCGTGAAATACGCCGGCAAGTGGCGGGAATGGCTGACGGATTGGGACTGGGACGAGCTCGACGAGCTGCCGCGCTGGTTGCGTCCTTTGAAGCAATTCAAATGGAAATTTTACGAGATGGGTGAGGGCGACGGCCGGAATCAGGCGCTGTTCGAGTATCAAATCCTGCTCGCCAGCCGCGGCTACACACACGCGGAGGCCGCTGAGACGCTGCGGCTCATCAATCGGTATGTGTTCCGGGAGCCGCTCCCAGAAGACGAGCTGCGGACAGTAACCCGGGAGGAAGCTTACCCGGAGACGGACCAGGCGCCGGGAGTGGATCTTGACGCGCCATGGTTCACGGACAAGGGGAAATTCCTCCACAATGTCCTCGGCGATCATTTGATCGAGCAGCTCCCGCTCGTCTCGCTCAATCAGCGCCTTTATCTGTACAAGAACGGGCGCTATTGTCTGGCAGACAACGACGTGTTACAGGAGATCATCCGGGCGCATCCGACGAGCACCAGACGCGAGCGTGAAGAAGTGATGGACTATATCCGGATCCAGCGGCATATCGATCGCCCGGATCTCGATGAATACATCATCAATGTCAAAAATGGCCGACTGGATCTTCGCACGATGGAGCTCTTACCGCATACACCGGAAGCTTACGATTTTCAGCAGATCAATGCTACCTACAACCCTGCCGTCTACCACGAGACGCTCGACAACATGCTCTGGAAAGTGTTTTGCGGGGACTATCAGCTCTACAAGCTGTTCGAGGAGATCATGGGATACATGCTGGTCAAGAACTGCCGGCGCCAGAAGATCTTCATCTTCTTCGGTGAAGGCTCGAATGGGAAGAGTACTGTGCTGCGCATGATCCGTCATTTCATCGGTCTGGGTAATTATTCGACACTCTCGCTTCAGGATCTGGAGACAACCTTCCGCCCGGCGGAGCTCGAGAACAAGCTGGCGAACATCGGGGACGACATCCCGGCGACGCAGATCAAGGACAGCAGCATGCTGAAGAAGCTCTCCCGCGGTGAGCCGGTCACGGTCGAGCGTAAGAACAAGAACCCATTCGACCTGGTCAACTATGCGAAGCTCATCTTCAGCACGAACAAGATCCCGCCGGTAGCCGACAAATCGCATGGTTTTTATCGAACACTCACGCTGCTGCCGTTCGATGCAACATTCAGTAGGTCGGACCCGGACTTCAACCCGAACATTGAGGATGACGTGACAACCGAAGAAGCGATGAGTTACCTGCTCAACATGGCTATCCGCGGTTACAAACGACTCTCCAGGCAAGGATTTACCGAGCCGGATAAGGTGCGCCGGGCACTGGAAACTTATCAGATTGAATCTAGCCATGCGCTCCGATGGGCGGTTGAAAACGGGATCGATGAGGAATATTTGCTCTCGAAACACACTGGTGAGCTGTATTACGAGTTTAAAGTATGGTGTGAGGCTGAGGGAGTGGATCATATTCCGAAGCAACAGAGCTTCACGAATGAGATCAAGAAACGCTTTAAGCTGGAAGTTTCTGAACAGCGACGTGAACCGAAAACGGGGAAACGTTGCAGATACTTTATCAAAGTAGAGTAATATGTCACGCTGTCACTCTTTGGAAGTGAAAAATTTTCAGATTTTAAGCGTGACAGAGTGACATTTTGTCACGCTTGTCACGCAATGTCACGCTTCATTTTTCGAAGAGTGACAGGCTTGAAGCCTTATATATCAAGGGGATTCGGATTCGTGTCACTCTGTCACTCTTATTTTTCCTATGTGATATATAGAGAAATCTATAGAGACAATATATACGCGTGTATATATAAAGAATAAGGAGAGTGACACGTGACAAAGTGACAAAAAGTCAGAAAGCCCAATAATGACGCGGTTTCTGGCTGTCACTCTATGCTTTTTCAAGTGTGACAAAGCGTGACATAGCGTGACACAGTGAAATTGAGCGAGGTGGTCTTGATGCAGGGAGATCGCAAACGCACGCCGATGCCGATCCGTGAGCGAGAAGAAATGTCTCGCGGATCTGGGTCGGTTATCACTTACAAGATGAGCCAGGAAGAACTGGAAGAATACAGACGAAGAACCGGGTACACTCCGAAGGAGGATAAAACGATGAGCCCTTTGACTAAAGAGAGATATCTGCAACTGCGACTGCAAGGTAAAGGTCGAACGGAACTTATGCGTGAGTATTACAAGAACAATACGCAAAGCTTTTATCGCCAGCTGCAGGAATGGGGCATCAGAGAGAAAGACGCTGAAGAACAGGAACTTGAGCTGATGGCAGCTGACAGAAAGACAAGTGAGAAGGTCAGCGAACCGACGAGAACGCCAATCCTGCTTGACGATGAGTCTGAACCAGCACCACCGTCAAGCTTGGCGAAGCAACTGGAGCAGCTCATTCTGCAGCACACACAAGCCATGCAATCGGAGAGCGTGACATCCAGGATCAAGCAGTGGGCAACAGAGCGCAATCTGCACACGGCGGATCCGCATAAGCAAATGCTCAAGCTGGGTGAGGAGTACGGCGAGCTCTGCAGAAGTCTGGCAGTGAGGGACATGGCTCAGGTGATCGATGCGATCGGTGACATGTACGTCGTGCTGACTGTGCTATCTTTGCAGCTCGGCCTTGATGTGGAGGAGTGCATCGAACGAGCCTATGAGGAGATCAAGGACCGCAAAGGCCAGATGATCGACGGAATTTTTGTCAAGGAGACTGATATGGATGAGCGCCATCAGGAGCAGACGATGTGACATATGCGGAAGATGGTTTTTCCCGCGAGCTTTTAAGAAGCACCGAGCAGTGTGTGAAAGAAAAGCAAGAGGAGGCTGAGCGGAAATGAGCGATGGTATCTATCGCCCAGCGCACTACACTGCCGGCAAAGTCGAGTGTATCGACGCGATTGAGGCGGCGACGACGGGCCTCGAAGGCATCGAAGCCGTCTGCACGGGCAATGTGATTAAGTACTTGTGGCGGTGGAAGCGGAAGAACGGTGTCGAGGATCTACGTAAGGCAAGATGGTATCTGGAGAGGTTGATCGAGGAGGTCGAGCGAAATGACAATCTGTAAACACGATAGGCTCGCGCGGGCATGTGAGACATGCCTGCTCGAACAAGAGATCGGCATATTACAAGAACGTCTGAATCGCGTCGCCGCTATCGTCGATGTGATCGAAGAACACGGTGATCTTGACGCGACGACATTGACGCAGTTGAGGCAAGCGCTGAGATGGATACCGGATGATCTGCCGGACGAGTCGCAAGTCTACGGCAACGACTGCCGCAGCGGGAGGTGTGAGTTTTGAGTTTGAAGCGATAGGTTGGACATTCAAATTCAGAGTGACTTCAATTCGACGCGAGGAGTGATACAATCTGAGTTTTGTCAAGCTGTACTACGACATCACGAAAGAGATCGAGATCTACGAATGGCGACTCCAAGACCTTGAGAAAGAACTGCAGACTGTTCGTAAGGTGATATTCTCCGGTCGTATTCCTTCGGATGATCACACGGTACATGTCCCTCTGGATAAGGCTCTGGAGCAGTATGACAAAGTAGTCGAGCAGATCCGCGAAGTGTCTGAGAGGCTGGCAGAGAAGCGTGCAACACGGAACCAGATCGAGTTGAATATACGCGGATTCGAGGGGATTAAGTATCAGGTAGCCTATCTGCGAGATATAGAAAATATGCCGCTGAAAGAGATTGCCAAACGTCTAGGATATTCATACGATCACATCAAACGTATCAGCAGCCAGGTCAAGAAGGTAAAGGTGAATTGAAGATGCCACTTTTATGCCACCCACAGGTTTTTTAATCCGTGATACTATGATAGTGTGCAAG